ACGACGGCCATATGTTCTTCGTGAGTAACGGAGAGCTCTCTTTGCAAATAGAGCCCAACCGGTACCGTCGGAAGAACCGATAGTCCTGTCCATGGTTGTACAGCCGAACCTCGGCTTCCGATTATTACTAATCGGGGCCCCCGTATCGAAATTGGTGGTATTTGGAAACAAATCCATCACGCTTATAACTAACGGGTAGACCTAAAGGGGAATCTGTACTAAGTACCAGAGAAAAGTTTGCTATCCCAAATAGTCAAATTTGATATGATACAATTGATTAACACTCTAGTTGAGAAACTTTGTTTCCAACATCTGAGCCTTAATCAAATTGTGCCATAAACCAAGTATCTTTTTTACGCTGCATTGCTGCAGTTTTAAAGAGATCCTTAGCAAATTTGGCTACACTCTGGGTTACTTCAAGATTATTTCTATCAAAAATAATTTTATTAGGATCGGGAATGGTAACAACTTTCAAAAGTTGTCTCCAATCTCTCTTCGCAATAATTTTATCAGCTCTTTCACTAACTCTTCCAAACTCAGCTTGTAAGCTTTGCCAGGAAGGGTGATATGATAATGCTGGATAGACTTCCTCTTTGAAGCCGGTGTGGTCTACCAAATTCTCGACAAACAACCGATGCCATCTTTCATGCATTCCTATTAGGAAAGCTTTAAGTGACTCGTTTCTTTGTATGATTTCACGTGTTACGGTTCTTTCAAGTAACCAATCAAGATACTCCTTCGAATCTGATGTTTCAGGTCGAGGAAATGGATGTGATTCGTTATCATTTCTTTGAATTAATTCAAGGATTTGAGACTCATCACCATTCATTATATACTTCCAAACAGCTGAAAATTCAGCTGTACGGTTGTATAGAGCTCTTGCATGGCGAATTGGAATACCCATACGCACATAGAAATCATAAACAAGACCAGGCACGTTTGAGAATACTCTCGCAGGCATACCATTAATGATATGATAAATCATTGGTATTAGTTGATAGTACTTACCATGAGAAGATAATAATCCTCTCAATGGTATAGGACTAACCTCTACTCCATTTCTGATCCATCTTTTCGCAAATTCATATGTCGTTTCAGATATATGAGTTTTGTATAATGATACGTCTACTCCTAAGTCTGACATGTTCAGCTTATATCTCTCAGCTACAGCTTTATTAGCAATAACAATATCATCTCCTAGTAACATATATTTAGTAAAAGGAAGGTTTTCACCTTCCATTTTAGCTGAATATTGAACTATGAAATGATGAGTTAATGCAAATATCGCCCAAGAAGAGTATGCACCCATAGGTTGACCAGTATTGTATTTTACATTACTATCAATCCATGGAACATAGACTTCTTGGCTAATTAATATATCTTTCCAAGCCTGAGCTACAGAAGCACTTGATAAACTTTCTAATAACATTACTTGTAATGCTATCGGAAATCTATCAGTTGCAGCTGTTAAATCTATACTATAGAAAGGTCCTTCTTTACCTATCATAAAGGGATTTTGATCGAAAGTACGATCTTGAGGAATCAACCTTAATTGGTTGAATGCCCAGTCATGTACTCCTTTCAGAGCCATTTGTGACCAGTAGTCAAAGATACATATTATTCTTGCTTTACCTTCAGGGTCATTAACAATTGATAGTTTCCGTAAGGAAGCTGCCAAATGGGAATTACCCGATTTGAAGATATGTGCAAGGGTATTACGATATCTAAGAGCTAAAGGAGCCCATTTAACTAGAGGTTTCAAGATCGCCCCAAGTGGCTGGAAAAGTTTTCCATTCACATTGAAGGCTTTCGGGATTCCCCCGGTTAATTCTTGCAAACTCGGTCCTAGGTTGTTAAGGGCATAATCTGCCTGTAACACCGATGATTGAGTTGCATGTCCTATAGGACCAGATTTATTAGAGTTTAAGAGATCACTCAAAGTGAATGTTGACTCAAAGGGTTTGAATTTATACAGTTTATTAAATTCAGGAATAAATTCCTTCATTTGATAAGTGATAAATCCATTCCATGGGTCAGTTATTGTCGATAAATCAGGAGATTTAGTACCTGGAAGACATCTGGAGATGTTTAGCATTGTTAAAACAAAGCTAATACCTTCATTTGTTCCCAGTAAATCTGTTAAATAAGGAATTCCTTTTGGAAGACCAGATTTAAGTAGAGCTACATCCCCCTGAGCTTCGAATAACGGATTACCACAAATATATCTAGTAATATGCAACCTGATTGCTTTTATGTGACCAATGGTCCATAAAAACCCTCTTGTTGAATACCAAAGACGTACTTGTAGTAACCAGCATTCTACTATGTGATTTGCAAACTTTACGTTCGGGTACCACCATGCGACAGTCCAATGTAAAATTTTCATTGTACTAAGCATGTTGTTGGTTAATATAGTGGTGTAACTTTGAAAGGAGACTAGCTATAATTATCGCCAAAAGACGATTAGCAGGAAACCAAATGATTTAACATTTAATCAAAGAGGTAATCTGTGGTTTTATTCACAAACAAGGTAGGGCACCAACCCTACATATGTCTGACTATGTC